CACCGAAGCCGAATTATTCGAGCAATACGGTGCAGATCCTGACGGTATGGTGTCGGATATCCAACGGGAAGGCATGATATCGCTGAAAATAGCGGAAGGAATGCAACAGATGCGCACTATGCAGGATCAGTTGGCAAATCCCGGCGGTGGTGGGCAGGATCCTATTGTTGCGCTCAAGGCACAGGAGCTACAGCAGCGGGCAGCGAACGATCAGGCGAATATCCAGCTAAAACAGCAAGGATTACAGATCGATCAGTCAAAAGTGATGCAAAGTGCCCAAGCAAACAAAGAAAGGATCCAATCTCAGCAGAATATTGCACAAATGCGTACAGGCGTAGCCCTAAAACGCATAAATCAGCCGCGTAACGGGGGTTAAGATGCCGATTAAGAAGGGTTCTAGTAAGAAAACCATCTCAAACAACGTAAAAGAGGTGTTTTCTGCCTATAAAACAAGCGGAAAAATAGGCTCTAGCAAGCCTTCTAGCGCAGCAAAAGCACAGAAACAGGCGGTTGCAATTGCCCTTTCGAGTGCGGGAAAATCGCGTGGAACGAGCGGTTTACCAAAGGGAAGGCAGGGCGCAGTACGTACCGTAAAAAAACGTGACGGAAATACACCAGTAAAGCTATACTAGTATCGTTTTAGCCTCCAGACAGTGGCGTAACTGTCTGCTATTCATGGAAATTACCATGCTTGAATTTGCAGAAAAAGTACTGCGAGAGCTTAGGAAATTACAACAGGACTCGGAAGCGATTGTGCTTAATGGCACCATTGCTGACATGGAGCGTTATCGCTTCATGATGGGTCGTCTGGAAGGCATAAAATTGGTAGAAGCCCTTATACAGCTTGAGCTGAGTAAGAGGTCTACAGACGATTTTTAACCCCCAGAGGAAGTGTAATGGAAGAACCTAAGTTGACCGCACTCGAACAACAGCGCAGGGATAAGATCGCGAACACCCCTCCCACGCTTGATGATGCTTATGACGAAGACGGAAACGTGGACATTAATAATGTCTCTCAAGCCGTCCTTGACAGAGTCCCCAACCCTACTGGATGGCGCATTGCCATCTTGCCTTTTCGGGGCAGCAAAAGCTCCAAGGGCGGCATCCTGCTGGCTGAAGAAACCCAAAAACGTACACAACTGGCGACTAACTGTGGCTATGTATTGCGTATGGGAAATCTCGCCTATTCGGATGAGTCCAAGTTTCCTAACGGTCCTTGGTGCGCGGTGGGCGATTGGATCATCTTTGGAAGGTACGCGGGTTCCCGTATTCAGATTGATGGGGGCGAAATTCGGCTGTTAAACGATGACGAAGTCTTGGGGCTGATCAATGACCCTAAAGACGTTCTGCACATGTGAGGGAGGAAAGTATGGGTAACGAACAATTAGACTTTAAGATTGGCGAGGATGAAGAACCCGCAGAGGTGGAGATGAATGAGGATGGCACTAATGCCGTCGTCACCACCAAGGAAGAGGCACCCTTAGTAGAAACTGCTGCGAGTACTGCGCCTAAGAAAGACGAGCTGGATCAGTACGGCGACAAGGTACAGAAGCGCATTGATAAGCTGACGGGTCGCCTGCGCGAGACGCAGCGGCGTGAGGAAGCAGCGGTTGAGTATGCCCGCAACGCACTCAACAGAGCCGAGGAACTCGAAGCGCGGTTCAAGCAGTCCGATGCAGAGCGGCTAGTAGAAGCGAAAGGCCGTATTGACACGCAGATGGTTGCGCTCAAGCAGATCATCAAGAAGGCGCGTGAAGAATATGACATTGACACTGAGACCGAGGCGCAGCAACGCCTGACCTCCATGCTGATGGATCAGCAGCGCGTGGCAGAGGCTACGCACTACCGTCAACAGTCCATGACGCAGCGCGAAGCCCCACCCCAGCAAAATACTTACCAGCAGAAGTTGCCGCAGCAACAGTACACTGCCCCTAAAGCGGCGGTAGATCCGCAGGCTGAAGAGTGGGCAGAGCGTAATGCATGGTTTGGTACCAATACTGTAATGACTGGGGCGGTGCGAGGAATACACCTTGACTTAGTTCAAAAAGAAGGGTTTGACCCTCAGTCAGAAGAGTACTATGATGAAATTGATCGTAGGATGCGCAGTATCTTTCCAAAGGAACTCAAGCAGACTACGCCACAAGACAACAGAAACGCCCGTCCCGTGCAGACGGTCGCCCCTGCAACCCGCTCGTCGGGAGTGAACAGTTCTGCACGCCGGACAGTTAAACTAAGTCCAAGCCAAGTTGCAATTGCAAAAAGATTGGGTGTTCCTCTTGAGGAATATGCCAAATACGTAAAGGAGTAATAACATGACTACAGCACCTGTAATACCAAAACTTAATCGTAGCCCCCGCACGGAAGAAACCCGTGAGGTCACTACGCGGCGCAAAGCATGGGCACCCCCTTCACGTTTGGATGCACCCCCTGCACCTGCTGGATATAAACATCGCTGGATAAGAGCTGAAGCTGGTGGAATGGATGATCGCATGAACGTCGCAGCAAAACTCCGCGAGGGGTATGAGCTGGTACGTGCTGATGAATATCCAGACTTCCAAGGACAGACCCCACAAGACGGCAAAAACGCAGGCATTATCAGCGTAGGCGGTCTTCTACTGGCGAGAATTCCTGAAGAAACGGCAGAGGAGCGTCGGCAGTACTACAAAGACCGCACCCACGACCAACTAAAGGCAGTCGATAATGACCTGTTGAAGACGAATGCACATTCGTCGATGAAGATCAACAAGCCAGAAAGACAGTCGCGTGTAAGCATTGGGGGCGGAGACGCTTCCAAATAACTCACTTAAAGGATACATATTATGGCTAACGTAAATAATCCCTATGGCCTACGGGCCTTGGGAAACCTGTCCGCCACTGGCGCACAGAAACAGTATGGCTACACCATTGATGACAACCAAGCTGGCGCAATTTTCCAAGGTGACTTGGTAACTGTTGTCTCCGGTTATCTTGTTAAATTTGCACCCGGTACACACGTCTCAGCAGTTGGCGTGTTCAACGGTTGCTTCTACAACGACCCAACCACACAGAAACCTACTTGGAAGAACTACTATCCGGGCAGCATCAACATCACAACAGGTACTATTAGTGCCTCTGTGATCGATGATCCGAATCAGTTGTTTACCATTCAAGTGAACGGCACCATGACTCAAGCGGCGATAGGCAATAACGCAGATGTTACGGGTTCTACTACGGGCAGTACTGTTACGGGTGTCTCCGCGATGACCCTTGACTTCGCTACCCAAGCAACCACGGCAGCTCTCAATCTTAAAATCGTGGGTCTGTATGACCAGCCAAACAACGCGCTGGGTGCATACGCCCAAGTGGTTGTTAAGATCAATGAGCATCGCTATGGCAGCCCCGGTGTTGCAAGTACCTAATCTAACCCTTAGAGGAGCCTAACCATGGCAATTTCACGCGCACAACTAGTAAAAGAACTCGAACCCGGCCTTAATGCCTTGTTCGGTTTAGAATACAAAAACTACATGAATGAACATGCTGAGATCTATGACATTGAGTCTTCTGACCGTGCATTTGAAGAAGAAGTAATGTTGTCGGGATTTGGCGAAGCCCCTGTTAAATATGAAGGTGCTGGCGTGTCTTATGACAGTGCGCAGGAAGTTTATACTGCTCGCTACACACATGAGACTATTGCACTAGCTTTCAGTTTAACTGAGGAAGCCGTTGAAGATAATCTTTACGACAAACTGGCAGGTCGTTACACCAAAGCCTTGGCTCGTTCCATGGCTACCACCAAACAGGTAAAAGCTGCTGCCGTTCTGAACGGTGCGTTTACGACCTCCCTTGGCGGTGACGGTGTGGCTCTTTGTGTAACCAATCACCCGACTTTGTCAGGTAACGTAGCCAATGCGTTGGCTACCCCTGCGGATCTTTCCGAAACCTCACTGGAACAGGCATTGATTGACATTGCTGCGTTCACCGATGAGCGTGGATTGAAGATCGCTGTTCAGGGTTTGAAACTGGTAGTTCCAAAAGAACTTCAGTTCACTTCTGATCGTATCCTGAAGTCTACTCTGCGGGTTGGTACAGCGGATAACGACATCAACGCGATCAAAAACATGGGCATGGTGCCACAAGGATATACTGTTAACCATTACCTAACTGACCCAGATGCTTGGTTTGTTTTGACTGACTCCCCAAATGGCATGAAAATGTTCAACAGGGTATCAATCAAAACTGGTTTTGAAGGTGACTTCGATACCGGCAACGTGCGTTACAAAGCACGAGAAAGATATTCATTCGGGTACAGCGATTTCCGTGGTATTTTCGGATCTCCCGGTACACCGTAAGACCGTTACTTTACAAGTAGTAATAAAAGGGAGCTTCGGCTCCCTTTTTTTTTAAGTACGTTGACCACTTTGTAGTAACATGATATAAAATGCATAACCGGGAAAACCCGCGTATCTGACAGCCCCGGCTGACGACTTTGCAGACAGATGCGCACAACTCGCAAAGTGAGGAAATTCTAATGGCTTCTACCACATTTTCTGGTCCCGTTACTTCTACCAATGGCTTTATCGGTGACTTAACCGGCAACGTAACCGGCAACGTAACCGGCAACCTTGCTGGGACAGGCCGCATCACCCATGCCACAACCTCCGCAATCAACGCTACAGCAACGGCAACCGCCGCGCAGGTAGCAACCGGCTACATCACTTCTACTTCAGCCTCAGCTACTGCCATCACTCTGCCTACAGGCACGTTGTTGGGCGCAGCCCTTGGTGCAGCTAAAGGTACAATTTTTGACCTTTACATAGACAACACTGCCGGTGCAAGTACTGTAAGCATTGTTGCTGCTGTTAACGGTATCTTGTCCACCGCTGGCGTAGACAGTAGCGCGTCTTTTGGTGACTTGACTGTTGCTGCGGGCGTAACTGGTCTGGGTCGCTACACAATCATGTTTTCGAGCGCAACTGCGTATGTGTTCACACGCACTGCTTAATAGGAGTGTGTTATGTCAACATTGATGCTTACTGCTACCACTGCCACTACAGGCAGTGCGTTTCAAATTCGTTCCACAAGTGACGTATTCACTAACCGCAGCTTTCAGGCGGTAGGTGTTATGTCATCGTCTACGGGAACAGCAACCGTAATTATTGAGGTCAGCAACGACGGCACTAACTACGTAACGCTTGGGACTATTACCCTAGCGTTAACAACTGCGCCGTCCTCGGATTTGTTTTTTGCGTATACCACCTACGAGTTCTATCGTGCGCGGACCTCACAGGTCACGGCAAATGGCACCGTCACTGTTTACATGAAGGCATAACCTATGACAGTCATCATTAATGAAAGCGTAGCGGGATTAACCAGTAGCGACCACGTTGTAAAAACCGGCGCGAAAGTAATGGTCAATGACGACACCCTGTTTACCGTTACGGGTAGTATCCAAATTCTTAGCCTTGTGTCGGAGTGTGTAACAGCCAATAACGTGACAGCCTCTACCCTGCTGTGGAAATATACTACGGCTGCGGCAAGTCCGCTGACCACAAACCTGTCCGCCGCCTCTACCACGCTGGCTAGCACCGTTTCGGGTTACGCAGTGGTACTAGCAACCTCGTCCTCGTTGGGCGAAGCCCCCAATCAGGGTGCCTCGGGGGTACTGCTTAATACACCCCAGCGTGGCGTAAGGGTTCCTGCCGGAGCAGTTAAGATAACCATTGCCGTGGGTTCCACT